GCAGACCGGGTTCCCTGAAAACGTCGCATGGCCTGAGCCGCCTGAGTAACCATGCCAGTCCAGCGCTGCACAAAAAACGGCAAGTCAGGGCATAAATGGGGCAAGTCAGGCAAGTGCTACACCAGCAACAGTAAGAAGAAAGCAGCGCGGCAAGGCCGGGCGATCAAAGCAGCAAAGTCTCAAAGGAAGTAGTCATGAGCGACAAGCACAACCTTAAAGCGTTAAAGATGCAGGCCGAGATTGAGCTGCGCAAGCTTGAGGCGCAGGCAACGGCAAAAGAAGTTGCTAGTAAAGCCATCGGCAAAAACGCGATTGTGTGGATTGTGCTGCTTGTGATTGTCGGTGTAGTCAGTGCTACTTTCCTACCCCCTGCCTCGCTTGCTCCGGTTATTGGCCTTGTGGCGACTGCGTCGATGGCGCTTATCCAGATGCTTGCAGGGATTACGGGCACTAAAGACAAAGAAGAAAAGCCTGAGTTTACAGTGATTAAAGAGCTTATCGCTCGCATGGACAAAGAACAGGAAGAAATGTCTGTGGAAGTTGACGGCGATAAAGTGGCTATCAATCGAGGGGGTGACAAAGTTGTCACCAACAAAAAATCGCAAACTCAAGCAAGGAAGTAGCCATGAATGAAGATCGGCTAACACGCATTGAGCAAAAGCTCGATAAGCTCTCCGATGCTGTAGTCAGTCTGGCTCGTATGGAGGAGCGCATGGTTACTCTCTTCAATCGTATGGATAACTACGACACGAACCAACAAAAGGTCATTGACCGTCTAACGGACGTTGAGAAACGTCTGGCAACCAAAACTAACACTGTGCGTATTGGCGAGAAGATTGTTTGGGTTGTTATAGGCGGTGTTGTATCTTTAGCGGTTTGGAGCTTACGGACGGCACTATAATGACTGATAAAATCTCTATTTACTTTTCTCGTTCTGAGTTTGCATGCCAATGCGGCTGCGGGTTTGATACGGTCGATGCCTCAACACTGAGTATTCTTGACGCAGTCCGTGAGCATTTCGGGCCGGTCGTTGTGACTAGCGGGTGCCGTTGTGAGGCACACAACGCCAGTATTGGCGGTGCTGCTAATAGCCAGCATAAACTTGCTCGCGCTGCTGACATTCAAGTCAAAGATGTATCCCCAGACACTGTGTTTGCATTTGTCGCGGATAACTACCCCGACGCAAGTATTGGCCTATATAACAGCTTTACTCACATCGACACTCGCACAAACGGACCTGCTCGCTGGGGCATAGAGGGTTAACAATGATTAAAGAATTATTGGGTGCTGGTCTTGGCACTACTGTTGATAATGTTCTGGGTCGGTTCTTTGAGGATAAAGACCAAGCTGCCAAAGCAGCACAGGAAATACGCATTGCCATGCTTGAGCATGAGCAGACCGCACAGAAGGTTGCGCGTGATGTTGTAGTCGCTGAAGCCAATTCAAAGCATTGGGTAACAAGTGCTTGGCGGCCTATTACAATGTTGACTTTTGTAGCGATTGTAGCTAATAACTACATCCTTGCTCCCTACCTCGACTTATTTTTTGAGGCAGGGCTTGTGCTTGAGATGCCTGAACAACTGTGGAGCCTAATTCAAATTGGTCTCGGCGGGTATGTGGTTGGGCGCTCAGGAGAAAAAATAGCAGGTGAACTGCGCAAAAAAGGCTAAATATGAGCAAGTCAGGGCCGAAAGGCATCACGATTGATCAGATTCTAGCGGCTATCGACCAAACAGGCTCACAGGAAGGCGCAGCAGCGTTTCTGGGTTTAAACACTCGAACCATATCCTCACGGTTAAAATACTATCGCGAAGGCCGTAGCCGCGAGAATATGTACAGCGATGAGTACTACGCCAGAAAAAACCAAGATGCACCGCCAAGAGAGCGCGAAGATGAGCTGTTTAAGGGTCGCTCGGTGCTGTGGAATCCCGAGACTGGCGAGACAAAGCTTGAGTGGTACAAGACTGACCGCGATAAGCAGGAGCAGTACGAGCAGCTCAAGGCCGCAGTCGAGGCGCTAAAAGACAAAATCCCAAAGGCCAAGCCAGAGCCAACACCAAAGTCAAGCAACGACGATCTTTGTGCTTGTTACGTCCTGTCTGATGCTCACATTGGCATGCTGGCCTTTGAGGAAGAAACCGGCGGGGATAATTGGGACACAGACATTGCCGAAGAAACGCTTACGCGGTGGATTAACGCTGCAGTTGAAGCAGTGCCAGACGCGCACACTGGGTTGCTTATTCAGTTAGGTGATTGGCTGCACTTTGACGGCATGGTTCCAGAGACGCCAGCCAGCAAGCATTCTCTCGATACTGACACACGGTTTCAGTTGCTGGTTCGCGTGGCTATACGCACGCTGCGTAGGGTTATCTCGTTAATGCTGCAAAAACACCAGCATGTTCACGTCATCATGGCAGACGCTAACCATGACCCGGCGTCAGGTGCTTGGCTGCGGGAAATGTTTGCGGTGCTGTACGCTGAAGACCCGCGCATCACAGTCGATACTTCGGCTGATACTTACTATGCGTTTCAGTGGGGCAACGTATCAATCTTTGCGCACCACGGTCACAAGTCAAAAATGGGTTCGCTGTCGAGCATATTTGCTGGCAAGTTTCGTGAGCTATTTGGCAGTACAACTTACAGTTATGCACACGTTGGGCATTTGCACCATCAGGCTTTGAAAGAGGACACCATGATGGTTACGGAGCAGCACAGCACGTTGGCCGCACCGGATGCCTATGCAGCCAAGCATGGTTATCTGAGCAAGCGAAGCGCCTCGACCATCATCTACCACAAAAACTTTGGCGAGGTTGGTCGCACGACAATCAAGCCCGAAATGCTGAAATGATTTGCAATAAAAAAAGCCGCCCGAAGGCGGCCAAGGAGGAGGAGGAATTCAATGAACTCAGGGTTAAGTGTACTCAAACCCGCTTAATTTGCAAAGATTTAAGGCGCACGTCCCGAGCATCCTTAGCGGGTGTCACCTTTTCTGGTTGCGCTTTGTAATGACGAACGGGCCATTTGACTAGATACCCACCACACCGCGCCGTTTCGGCTTCCTGCATTTCGGTCATTATTTCCGTCTGTAAATCATTTATCTCGGTCTCAAGGTCCTTTTGCTGCTGGCGCAGACTGTCGAGCCGCTCGACTTTGCCCTCAGCCGCCGGCAGATCAATCTCGCCCTGAGCTGATTCGTGAGTCTTAGCCGCATCATCCACGCTCACTGGCGGGTAATAATTTTCGCTCTCGACCCGTTGCTGGAAGTCAGCGCAGAGCTCTGAAATGCGCCGCTGAACTTCGGGGTCGGCGCGATATATTTTGATCTGGCGCTCGATGCCACGGTACAGCGTGACGATGACGCCGAAATCAGCGCCGACGCTCATCATTTGCGCTTGCAACTGGATCGGGCCGCGAGCAAGCGGTATTTCATCGCGCCGAAAATCGGAGGTGACTTTGCACTCAATAGGAATAGGGCCGGAAAGAGTGATTGATTCTTCGCCACCATCGATCTCAACCAACTCGCTGGCGCCGACGGTCACAGGGGTGTCGCAAACGCTCAGACCGTCGAGGCTTGCTTGAAACGTGCCATCTTCGCTGGTGCGAACCCCTGGGCTCATACTCGGCTCAGGAATGCCCAACGCGTCCGAGACTGAGCTCACCAGAGCGGGCTCAAGCAGATTGCCAACGATGCCTGGCTCGCCGATATCGCCGCGATCATAGTCTCCAGAAGCCGCAGCGATTGAGCGACGCAGCTCATCGTTCGGCGTTGAATAGGCATGACCTTCACCGTATTTCCAGCAGTACAAGACCGGGATACGCGAGGCTGACATGCGTGAGTCATCTGATAGCTTTCCGACCATTCTTTCGTCTCCATGTGTAAAAAAACTTGACACACGAATACTGCCCCCTCAAAGTTCCGGTGTAAAGGAGTCGCTATGACGATTGAAGATTTAATCAAGCAGTTTGGTGGGCCGTCGGCCATGGCGAGCGCTATGGGCGTCACCCGGCAAGCGATCTATTACTGGCGCTGGAAGGGCAAACTGCCAAGACTGCGGCAGATGCAAGCCGAAATGATTTTGGAGGACCGGTCGCGATGAAGTTGTTTATGGTGGGGCTTTCTTTGGTGTTCATCGCGCTCAAGCTAACCGGCGACATAAGCTGGGCCTGGTGGGTTGTTCTATCGCCGATCTGGGGGCCGCCTATCGCTTTTGCGGCGGTAGTCGCTTTATTTGCTATCTTCTCATCACAGTTTCGCCATAGCTTCAGCGTTCGTTATCGTGAGCTCAGGGCTGAGCGCAAGGCAAAAGAAACGCTGGATACTTTCATCAAGCGAAAGAACGACGACCATTTTGAGGCTTGAGAATGCCTATCAATAGCAGGACCAAAGGCGCCAGCGGCGAGCGCCAACTCATAAAAGAGATCAAGCAATGGACTGGAATCGAGCTCACTCGAAATTTCAGCCAGGCATCGGCTGGCGGTCATGACCTGATTGGCCTAGATTTTTGGGCCATCGAGGTCAAGCGATACGCAGTCGCGAAAGAACACGACAAGAAATTGTGGTGGCAACAGGCGGTGGCTCAGGCCATGCGCGTTGATAAGAAACCAGTGGTTTGCTATCGCGAAGATCGCAGACCCTGGCGGTGCATCGTTGCCTATCCAGAGCACACCACGCTCTATGGGTTGGCGGACATACGTTGCACAGCAGAGATCGACCTGGAGTTATTCTGCGGGATACTTCGGGAAGAATTAGCCGACATTTAGAGGTAAAAATGAAACTCAATGAAATAAGCAAAGGCGGCAAGATGAAGCCGCCAAGGGTGTTGATTCACGGCCCGGCCGGGATCGGCAAGACGACCTTTGGTGCAAGTGCGCCAGCGCCGATATTCCTGCCCATCGAGGACGGCTTGGGTCGATTGGAGACCGACGCTTTCCCAACGCCCAAGACTTACGATGAAGCCAAGAATGCGCTGGATGCCTTGATCAACGAAGATCATGAGTACCGGACCGTCGTGGTGGATTCGATGGATTGGCTTGAGCCGCTGGTCTGGAAAAAGACTTGTGAGAAGAATGATTGGGACTCGATCGAAAAGCCTGGATTTGGCCGTGGTTACGTCGAGGCGCTGAAATACTGGCGTGAGTTCTTAGACCGTCTGAACTATCTGCGCGACCAAAAGAAAATGGCCGTCGTGCTGGTATGTCACACAGCGGTCAAGCGATTTGAGGCGCCAGACTCCGAGGGCTTTGATCGATATGTTTTGAAGCTACAGAACAAGGCATCAGACCTGATATCGGAGAACTGCGATTGCATTTTCTTCGCCAAGTGGGAAGCCTCCACGATTAAGACCGAAGAAAAGGGTCGAGCGCGCACGCGCGGCGTCGGTCACGGCCAGCGGATTATGCACGCCGAGGAACGCCCTGCCTGGATAGCGAAGAACCGCTACGGTTTGCCAGAGCAGATGGCATTTGATTGGAACGAATTTATGACAGCACTCAAAGGAGGAAAATGATGTTTGACGCGAAAAAAATCCTAGAGGATACCCCCGAGCGAGTATCAGGCCCACTACCGGCTGGATGGTACGAAGCAACGATCAAACAGTTTGTGATGAAAACGTCGAAATCGTCTGAGGAATATCTCAACGTCGAAATGCAAACAGATCAGGGTCGCATTTGGTACAACCTCAACATCAAGCACAGTAAGGATCAGGTCCGTAAGATTGCCGCCGAACAACTGGCTCGCCTTTGTATGGCCGCTGGGTTCAACTCAATCAAAAACCCTGAGAATCCCGATGAGCTGGTGGGCGCCAAAGTAAAAGTCTTGGTAGACGTTGACGGAAGTTTCAACCGAGTAAAGACAGTGGAGCAAGTTGAAAAAAATCAAGCGCCAGAGGCAAAGGTATACTCCACCAAGGATCAGACCGAAGAATCTGCCGACTTCGACGACGATATCCCGTTCTAATCGTCTGACGCCTTAAACCAAAATACACTGCCCCTGGTATCGCTGGGGGCAGGTTTACCGACCCCGGTAAAAACAATCGAGGAAAACAATGGATATCCAAGCAATCGCCGACGCCCTCGGACTCAAACGGGCTGGCAGCGAGTATAAAGGACCCTGCCCGCTATGCGGAGGCCACGATCGGTTTCATATCAAGGCTGGCAGTCAACACGATCTCATACTGCTCTGCCGTCATGGCTGCCGATATGGCGACATCATGCGCGAGCTGGAGAACCGCCAGCTGGTGCCGAAGGGCGACTTCAAGCCGACGCTGTACAGGCAAAAAGACCTTAGCTATTGCGATGCGCTCATAATGGTCGCTGAAGGCAATATCAACACTGATATGAAGTTCAAGGCCGCCGACATGCTGGCGCTGTCGAGGATGATCAGTAAGGTTGACCCGCCACGCCAAGACAAGCTGCAAAGCCTCATGGACAAAATGAGGGGGCGCTTGAGATGAATGAGTATGAGGAGTTTTTGAAAGGCTTTGAGCAATCGGCCTTTGGTCAATTAGGCACTGAGGAATGGGATGAGCAGGTAACGCAGCCTGAATGGATGCTCGATCGACTGATACCGGCTGGTTCGATCGGCATGCTGTTCGGCCCTAACAACTCAGGGAAGTCGCATCTGATTTGCGATCTGGTCGTGTCAATGCGTAACGGACTGAGCCACTGGCATGGTTATGATTTGTGCTCTGGGCCGGTGGTTATGTTTTCAGAGTCGCACGGGCATATAAAAGCACGCCTGAAAGCGTATATAAACCGCTCTGAGGGGCAAAAGTGCAACCCCCTGTACACCCACCCCACCATGAGCCTAGAAACGTCTCAGATCGAATATATGGGCGCCTGGATGAATCTTTTGCCGAAGGCTCCGATGCTGGTGGTTTTCGATACGCTCTCGACCTCGTTTCAGCTAGAGGAAAACGACAATAAGGAAGCGGCCCGGCTGATGAAGATGATGGAGCGTCATATCATCCCGGCGCTAGATCCGCGCGGCAGCATTGTCATCGTGCATCACACCTCGAAAATATCTGAGGGGCGTTCGCATCGCGGCGCCTCAGCGCTGGTGGACAATATCGATTACTCGATCAACGTCCAGTGGGATAAAGAAGTTGAGCGCACGATCGCCAAGTGGGAGAAAGACCGCTGGCGCTTGATCGATAAATCGCCGCAATGGGCTGGCGAGCCGTACAAGGTGCCGGTGGACTTTACCAATGGAGAGGCCGAAATGATGGTCCTAGAGTGGTCGGAATACTCTGATGAAGCCAAAGAAATGGCTAAGGAGCTGCAGAAAGACTTACAGATGAACCACTGGAAAGACCTGGTGCGTCAGTCGCTGAAGAATCTGCCGGTCTACGTTCACACCAGTCGCCACCGCATACCGGATGGGCATACCCGGTATCAGTTTCCGGATGGTATACCCGATAAAGAGGTGCGAGTGCTGAAGGATTGGATGCGCGCTGAAATGGTCACTGAAACCGTCTTTACCAAGACCGGGAAAGAGTGCGGATTTTTTGTTGTCACCACCGAAATCCCCTAAGTAAATACTGGTGGTGACAACAAACATTTTGAAAGAATCACAAGGGTGTCTATATGGGGTATCAGTAACCACCAGGGTAGGCTAACGCCTACCCCTGGAGGGGCTTCGCCCTGTTGGTTACATCCAACCCCACAAGACACCCTAGTGCTGGAGTGAGTCGTGCGTCGAGAAGAATATGAGACCCCGGCGGTTGCAATGGTTGAAGCGCTGAACGCCTGCGCCGGTGATTGCGTTCCGATGAGCTATCTACGCGATGAGTTTAGATTCAGGCTTGGCGGCGAGCTTCATAGAAAGCAATTCACGACCTGGCTGTACAAGATCATGGACGTGGCGGAAGTTGCTGATCGAGTTGAGGTCGTGAATGTCACTAGGCCGGGCGATCACACAAACGTTTGGATAAGAGTTGCAAAGCCAATCGAGTTAGTGTAAAAAAACTTTACATGAGTCTGGCAAAGCCTCTGAACTCAAAAATAAGGAGCGAAGGAAATGAGTGAAACAGTTGTCAACACAGACACCGTTCAATTAGACCCAGAAGATGTGGCGGTGATCTTTAAGCCCAGCACTGTCAACTTGGTCACGCCGCTGAGCAATGAGCACAAGGAAATCGCCTACAACGTCGAGTTTGCGGTGATGGTCGCGCACTTAGCCTCTATCGATAAGCAATGGGTCGAAGATACGATCAATCGGTTTGAGAAAGTGAACGCGCTGCCCGTGTCAGGAGATAAACATTGAACATCAAAGTAATACTAGGGATGGCCGCATTCTTGGCGGTGATGGTTCTGATCGGGAACATGGAAGCGGAGGACGCGAAAGCCGAGCGGGAGCATTACTGCAAGATGCTGGATATTTACGAAAAGACAGATGGCGAGTACGGCTGGCCGCCTTATAAAGGCGAGTGCGAGTAAGCGTGAGCGTCTATTACAACGAATGGGACGCATACGCAGCTGAATGGCTGCGTAACTTAATTGCAGCCGGACACTTGCCGGATGGTGACGTGGACGAAAGGAGCATAACAGATGTCGAACCCGAAGAGATCAAGGGATACACACAGCACCATTTCTTTGCAGGAATCGGGGGATGGGCGCTTGCAGCTCGATTGGCTGGCCTCGCAGATTCCGAGCGAGTCGTCACCGGAAGCCCACCCTGCCAGCCATTCAGCACAGCCGGGCGAGGCGGTGGGTACAGCGACGAACGACATCTTGCACCCCACTGGCTCAGGTTGGTCGCAGCCATCCGGCCTACTTGGGTCTTTGGCGAGCAGGTGGCAGCCGCAATACGAAAAGACGACTGGCTCGATGATCTACTTGATGCACTGGAAGGAGAAGGCTACGCCACGGGGGCGAGCGTACTTCCAGCTTGTAGCGTCGGGGCGCCGCATATCCGACAGAGACTTTGGGTTGTGGCACGGTTGGGTGACAGCCAGCAGCCGGGACTGGAAGGACACGCCGGGAATGGCGACCGAGGGGCAGAACGGGCGCAGCCGACTCGACCAGTTACCGAGGCAAGCGGCGCTGGCAGGATGGCCGACACCGAATGCGGGGCCGCAGAACGACACGGACACGAAATGGGAGAAGCGAAGGGAAGAATGCAAAGCGAAGCACGGCAACAACGGCTTCGGAATGACGCTGGGGATGGCTTCCACTTTGGCGGGATGGCCAACACCGCACTCTCGACAGTCAGCAGGTGGGGAATACAAAGACCCGGAAAAAGCGATCGCCAGGTTTATGAACCCGGACAGGAACAACGATCTGAACGAAGCGGTACATCTTTCCGGATGGCCGACACCACGAACGGAAACAGGCGGGCCGGACTCAAGCAAGACGAGACCGAGCGGAGCCAAGGGTACGACGAATCTGCACGGCTCATCTCTGATGGCTGGATGGCCGAGCCCAACAGCCCAAGACCACAGCCGAGGCGTTCAGCCACCGAGGCCACACGATACGGGCGTTCCCCTGACTCAGAGAGTGGCGCAGATCGACACGAATTATCCAGCACGACTGAAAGCGAATGGAGCGATTCTGACTGGCTCTGGTGCAGAGATGGAAAGTGGCGGCCAGTTGAATCCGGCACATTCCCGCTGGCTAATGGGATACCCGGCAGAGTGGGACGCTTGCGCGCCTACGGAAACGCGATCGTC